AACCATCGACTAAGGTATGGTAAACAATCCAATTAGCACTATCATCCCTAGTTTTGCAAAAAATAATTTCTGGGGTAGATGACAGACCATGACCTACCGTGGGGTAAGGGGATGAGCTACCATTACCAGTATAGCCGACCACACTAAACCCTGCATCCGTATTTGCGCTAACTTGGCTAGTGATAGACCCGTCTGTATTGCTGACCGCAGTACCGCCAGCCAGCCAGTTCCATGCTACATAGGCTGTACCAGACTGGTTGCCTGCACCATCAGAACCCATAGTGAAACCATCACTATCAAATGAGGTCAGCATAGTAGTTTGGGTGCTTTCAGAATTAGTGGAATTTGATTCAATTTGTTTAGTTGCGCCTCTAACTGAATCAAAAAGCCAATGGGATTCAACATTAGGTCTTTCTTTGCCCCATACCCAATCAGCTTGGAAACCAACGCCTGTTATGCTTTGAGTTGAACCATTGCCAGAGTACAGCACAGTATTGAAATACTCATCTGGCGCAGTGATGTCAGGCGTAGGCAATGATGAAGTTTTTAAGCAAAGGAAGCCCGAAGGTGGCGCATAGTAGAAGTCACCCTGCCCATTGCCATCGGTGTTACCCTGCGGTGTTTCGTTGCCTGCCCAGCTAGAGTCAGCCCCGAAATTCATAAACCCTGCGCTAGTGCCAAAAGTTGTTATGCCAACAACATACGCCTTCGCAGTATCTATGCCAGTATATGCAACACCTTGCGAAACATTGTTCTTAAAGAACTCAATAGTGCCTGCGTCCAAATCAAACGCAACAGAAATAATGTCTCCGCTAGTCCAAGACGCACCGTATGCAACGCCAGAAGTGTTGGTGTATTTTAGCCCGTTGTTATAATATGCGTATGAGCCGCTAGTGTAGCCTATATGAGATGATGAATTTTCTTCGGCTGGTCTAATCCCAAAAAACATGGCAGAAAGCGAAGGCATGGCCAAAACCTCTGCGTACCACTTGCCGCCAGTGACAGCAAATGTAGATAGACTGTTTTTAAACCCGCTTCCACCAGAATATTTAAGATTGCCCTCCGAATATGTGCCACCAAATTCACTGACTGCATTTAACGTAGCAAAGTTACCGCCAGTCACAGGGCTGTCCAGCACGACATCCGTAGCCACTAAATTGTTGGCAGTCCAATCGTTTGCGTTACCACTGGTATCATCGCCAATGGCAGAGCTATCTTCAAAATTGAGGTAGAACCCGTTTGTCCCGAAGGTCAGGCTTTGAATGTCCGCATCAGACTTAGGCTTCCACAGTGTGTCCTGATACTCGCCAAAGCTGGTGGGGTCTAACTGCTGTCCATCAATTAAAGTTACGTTGGCTAGGTAGCCGTCAAAATAAAGACCAGCAGAACCAGATGGATAAATAGCACCAACAGCATGAGCAACGGTGTCATTAATATACCAATCACCGTTTTGATTTAGGGTGGTTGTTGATGAAAAAGATGTGACCTCTTCATTGTTAATATAAATTTTTAGACGATTGGCGGCAGTTGCTTGCGTTGTGTCGGATGCAACTACAACGTGATACCAAGCAGATACATCACGAAACACGGCAGATGTTCTTCTGAATATAGTTGCTCCTAGCCCAACCTCCAACGCTTGATAAGTTGTATTATATGCTATGTATGAGTTTAAAACGCCACTCACTGCTCCAAAAAGAGACATATATGACCCAGACCCTAAATTACCACGCTTAACCCAGCCACTCCATGTCCAAGTCTTGGTGTCGCCAGCCGATGCTGGTGTGCGTGACAAATAGGCACTGTCACCGTCCTCGAAACGCAGGGATTGGCCTTCCTCTGCCGCACCTGTGGCATACATAAATGAAGATGAACCAAAAGGGCCAGACATGGCAACTCCTATGCGAAGGCTAGTTGTGGTGTGCCAAGCAGAATACGTCCTGATGCAGCCACAATATACGGCACAACATCAGTGGTGCTTGCGGCTGTAGATAGCGTTATGCCAGCACCGCCAGCAGTCTCATAGTCTGTGCCTAGTGATACTGTTCTGCCGCCTGTTGCGTCCTGTATAAACACGATAAAGCCTGACTGCCCTACTTGCTCTGTGGTTGGATTGTCCAGCGTTACATTGCCTGTCAGTGTCAGCACATGGTTTTGGTTAGCACCAAAGTCTAGGGTGACGTTGCCTGTGTTTGTAGTGTCTGTGTTTGTTGTGGCAAGAGCTGTGCCTGTTACAGTTACGCCTGTGCTGGTGGTTTCTAGCTTCTTGCTATTGTCGTAGTACAGTTCTGCTTGTGCGTTTGCAGTACCCACAAACATTGGCTCACCGCCAATAGAGTAAATCCCAACATTTTGACCTAGAATCTGTAAATCACCAGTGCCATATTCTTCAATTCTGCTATTAGTTCCATCGTGATAAATCTGCAAGTCATTGCCAGCACCAAACTGCGCCTTGTTATTATCGCCAAAGTTCAAATCACCAGTAGAGCTAGCACCGTCTAAGGTCTTGTTGGTAAGAGTTTGTATAGCTACTGTACTGACTAACTCAGCATCACCGTCTGCTGGTAAAGTAAGCGTGTTAGTTACTGCCGCAGAATGAGGCTGCGCAATCACTGTTTGCCCGTGTGTGTTAGCTTCACAGTTAAACACAATAGCACCTGAGTTTGTATTGCCTCTAACAACAACAGTGCCAGTGCCATTTGGGGCTAGGTCTATCGTGCCGTTAGATGTGGTAACAATGTCGTTACCATTCATGTCTAAGTTGCCGCCTAACTGTGGAGATGTATCGTCTACTACAGCCGATAAAGTAGAACCAGAAGCGACTACATCCCAAGAAGCCCCATTATAAACTTTCAGTGCGTCACTTGTTGTGTTGAAGTACAAGTCACCAGCATTTAATGGGTCGCCATCATTATCTACAGTCGGGTCACTAGCCTTTGCACCAAGATAAGTATCATCAAAATTATCTGCCGCTAACTCTGCCGCAGCCTGTGCAGCTTGCGCATCAATTACATTCTGATTAGTAGTCACAACATCAGCGTTAGTTAAAACCACGTCAGCATTAGTAGACACAACATCTGCGGCTGTAAGTATCGCATCTGCTGCGGCTGCGGCTGCTGAAGCTGCGGCTGACACGGCGTCTACAATCAACTCCCAATAAGTAGTGTTTGTAAGTAATGTGCCGCTAGGAGAGGCTTGTAGAGCTATATAGACGTTATCTAACTGCGCTGCCGTGGTAGACTTAACTAAGTCACGCTCATCATAATCAGCAGTGGTTATTGTTGCGTCTGTGCCTCTGTAAGTTCCAAGTTCTTGCGTAGCAATCAAATCACCGTTGCTGTCAAATCCCAAGACCTTGTTGGCTCTTGCAGTGGCACTAGCGGTAAAAGAAGCTGTAGCAATACTGTTTGTTTGAGATACCTTCAAAGAACGACCAAGCTCTTCTTGTATCTCTTGTGCAATAAATGTCAGCTTGTCTAACGCATCTTCATGGGCTTCTGCTGGAAATGGGTCATTAGGCGTATAGTCTGTTAGCTGTGTTTGTGCAGTTGAGCGCAAAAGCACAACAGTTTGAGTAGCTGGTGGAGCAGTAACAAAAGTTATGTTGCCACCATTTGCATCGCCAACGCCAGAAACACTGTAGTCAGTAGTCTTTGTTTGAACTGTCTCGTTGCCAGTAGCAGTCGTTCTTAAGATAACGGTGATGTCATCATCATCGAATATCTTGAAAGTATAGGCGAATACGGTGGTTGAACCGTCACCGCTATAGCTGTCCTTAGTTGTGGTACTGCTTACTGTCATGTCTTACTCCTATGGAGATTATACTGCATTTTATCGCAAGTTAAAAGGCTGCGGCAGGGGGCAACCAAAACTCTTGGTCGTAATCTTTTTTTAGCTTTCTTTGTGTTCTTGACATATAGCCAGGGTCTGCCATTTCCATAAACCCATTAAACAGCATATAGTTTGCCGCCATTTCTGTCCAAAATAGATTCTGGAAAGGCGTGACGCTCTTTACGAACCGCACATAATCCTTTACTGGCAATTCTTCGCCCTCAATACCTCGCATCGCGCTTTTATGCACAATAGATAGAAAGTCAGAAGCCGTCCCTATAGCTGGCCCTAGTGCTGTTTCTTGAAGGCTGCGCCCATATCGGCTGTATTCCCCAAAAAGAAAATCACCGTATATGCCAGCACCGCCGCCCCGCACAAACGCATCTGCCCAAGTTCTTTTGTCTTTCGGGTCTTTGGGTTGCTTGCCTCGCAGAACATCCTTTGCTGCGCCTGTTAGGTAGCCAAAAACAGTTGTTGCCATAATCAAAGGAACAAGAGCTGCAAATCCCTTGAGCTTGTTTTCTCCACCTCCAGCGGCATAAAAAGCTGGGGCTAACTGCCTCGTGATAACAGTAACAGGAAATGTTTTAAACTGCGCAACAAATCTAAAAAACTCGCCAGCGTATGTTCCCCTTTGTGTGTTAAGGGTTAGTATGCTTCTCTCCCTGTCTGAGGGTGTAATCACGCCCTCATCGGCTATGTCCGATATAAGGGTTTGAATTTTAGTAGATAAGCTGTTCTTAAACTTAACCCTCATGGATGCAGTTATGTCTGTTGTGCCTGTTGTGCGAGATATAACGGGGTCGATAACAGCATCGCTTAGCTCTCTAATTGCTGGCGCAGTGATGTGGTTCCTGCCTGTTTCTGGAACTAAAGTGTTGAGGTCTTTCATTAAAGACCACTCTTCCGCAGTAATATTGTATAGCTCTAAGTTTCTTCGGGTTTTCTCTGGAAGATTGTTAAAAGATGTCGTTTTATATCTGGCTAAGTCAAACGTAACAACATCAGCAACGCCCTCTTTGTGCTTCATTGTCCAGCCTTGAAGAAGATTCCACCTAAAAAACATTTCTTGTAATTTTGCTATTCTTCCAGGCATAGCTTCAAAAGAACCAGCTCTTGTGTGAACCCTTCCAAGAACCCCCTCAGTATAAACCTGTAACATTCTATTAACGTGCTTTCTGTCTTTTGCTGGAACGCCGTCAATCAGTCCTCTAAAGGCTTGAGAGTAAGAACCAAAGAAACCTAGATTTGTTCTTCTGTTAAGTGTAGCCCCTTTAAAAACAACATCAGAGAAAGCGGCAACAACAGCTCCCCCCAACTTGCTCATGTTTTCTATTGCTCTAAGTCCATCACCAATTTGAGCTAAACTTGCGTTGCCAGGCACGTTTAAAGCACCGTTGCTTAATTCAAATCTACCATCTAGAAACTTTGTCTTGATTGTTTCGCCTTTGGCTACAGCTCTTTGCTCTAGTATCTTTATAATAGAATCGTGCATAGCCTTTGGATTTGGCCCAAATCTTTCCATCATCGCTATTGAGCGAGCATCGTATTGCGACTGAACAGCAAGTTTATCCCACAGGTTGCCGCGCGTATATTTTTGCGCATAAGCAAATGCAGAAGCGCCGTCTTTGAAGTGCAACTTTCTCGCTTGGCTCATCTTTTTAGCAAGATTTGCAGAAGAAGCACGAGGCGCAACCTCGTCCGCAGCTTCGTCAACAAGATAATGTTTGCCAGTAGAGAAGCGCTGATACAGGTCTAGCTTATATGCCTCTATCTCTTGCGGAGTGTTCAGTGTCTTAAAGGACTCATCTAAATCTAAAAGGTTTTCTAAATCAGCCTTGTATTCCTCAAAGCTAACTTTGCTTATTAAGATAGGGTCGTGCATCTGTGTAATAACAAAGTCTTCTCTCTCACCTATGTAAGCACCAGCAAGGTTTTTTCTTTCGCGTATGGCGTTGCTATGTTCATAAATAGCCTTATGAAGAGATATAGCTTCTCTTGAGATAATGCCGTCCCTTGCAGCGATTGCCCTATCTTCTTTGGACATATAGGCGTAAGCGTAAATCTGTTCGTCTAAATCCCCTTTTTTTATGACAGACTCCAAATGCTCTCCATCTTTCACAATCTTGCGCAACAAACTACCAAGAAAATCATGCTCGTTTGCTAATGTGTTAGCAGCAACGCTATCTCTTGAGCCTACATCCAGCTTTGACTCGCCAACTAGCAATGCAGAGTAAGCATCACTGAGGGGCCCTTTGTAATTATCTATTCTGGAAAGTATTTCTGCCCGTTTAATTTTCCTTATCATTACCTCGCGCTTCATCTGTCTAGCGGCGAAGCGCATATCTTGGGTCTTGTTGAAAGCTATATCCATTGCTTCCTTATAGTCAGCCCTAGACATAATCTTTCGCTTCTTAAGCTCGCCCTCAAAGTTTTTCAACAGAAGGTCGAGTTCTTCATCGGGTACTTTTAGGTCAAGCTCGTCTATTAGAGAAAGAGCCAAATCTTTACATTTAGACATTTCCGTTCCTCATCACGCAAAATGCTGTTGATGCCAGCACATCTTTCATATCTTCAACTCTTTCAATCACTGAGTCCCATTCTGCAATTTCAGATACGTCCTCATCAGTTAGCATATCATTTGCTCTAAAAGCCCGTATTTCCGCCTCTAAAGAAGCCAACTCTTCATCGTAAGCCTTGAGCCGAGCATCTTCAGAAACAAGCCTAACTTCGTTTATTTTAGCCAGCTCATCCATTTCTTCCATAGGATGCCTAAACTCTTCTAAATCACCTTGCTCTGTATACAACCTTTGAACCCGCGCTATCTCTTGGTCAAGCTGTTCTTTACTTATGCCAGGGCCTTTTGAGTTTTCTAAGAAAGCTGCTTCTTCTGTTGTTAAAGCACTTTCACGAATCTCTATTTCTTCAAAAAGCTCCTCATCGGTCATGCCCCGTGGGTTGATGCCTAGCTCTGAAACCCGTTCATCCAGCTCAATAGCGGAATTATATTCCTCTGTGTCAGGGTCTTTGAAGCTAAATGTATTGTTGTTGTACTGGTCGTTCTCTAGTGCGTTTACAAGCTCTTCGGGGCTTACTCTGTCACCATACTCATCCAACCTTGAAGGGAAGTAGCCAGCCTCTTGCGCACGGCGAGCCATTTCGTCAAGGCCGATACCGCCACGCTTTAATACCTGAAAATCCCCCGCATCTAACCTTTGTTTTAAATCCCCTGCCATTGGGCTATCTGGGTCAATTCTGCCTTCATCCTTAACAAATTGTATAAGTGTCTTAGGCTTGATAGTCTCACCTTTTGAGTTTTTCTTGTAAGCCCTAGCCAAAGCAGGAGGCACTTGATTGGGCTTTGGTTTCCTTACAGTTAAATCTGACAAACCCCTGCGAGCCTCAACCACCTTTTTCCTAGCATTTAAAGATGGAGATATATTCGGGTCAGTATCTAAAACAGCAGAAACATTAACTGGCCTACCAGACGCTAGGTCGGCTATGGAAACTCTAAAGGCTTGCTCGATAGTCTCTGGGTTTGCCCGTTTGAAAACCTCAGAAAACTTAGCGCCCACACCAGTAACAAGGCCACCAAGAACAGCGCCAGCGGTGACGTTTACAAAGGCATCAAAAGCCCCATACTCTTCATCTTGCTCTATATATGCGGCTGGTAAAATAACAGCAGCTTCTACAGCAGCCCCAGCTAACGCTGCCTCACCAGCACCAGCAGCAACGCGCCCAGCAACAGTTCCGTAATTTCTTGTTATGCCGCTAACAGCCCGTATAGCAGCAGCTCGAGTCGTGGCATTAAGACCTATCGCTATGGGGGCAGCAAATCCAAGCGCCAGATTGGTTGGGTCAAGCACACTGCCCACCATAGACGCGCTAAACCTTGCAGCACCTATCCCAAAACCGCTTTTAGCTCTATTAAGGGTCGCGTCTCGTACAAACTTTCTGTCTCTGGATTCGGCTATAGATTGGGCAACGCCCTCCATTATCCCTGCATCAGAAACCTCTACGCCCTCGCGGAAATACTCTGATTGTTGATACTCCTCTCTGCTTAAAATCTTATCGCCAAAAGCCCGACCATAAAGATAGCCACCCAATGTTGAAAGCTTTTGAGAGCCAAAATTAAATGCGCTAGAAAACTCTTCACCAAGAACGGCGGATGTAGAAGCTGGGACATTATCAAAATAGTTTGATACATGGCGACTAGATTTATTTAGTTCTGGGTAAAGTATATTCACCATCAAAACGCCTCGACATCTTCGGCTGTTATGGTGACATCTGGCTTCTTTGTTGGCGTAAATTGAGCCGCTATCTCAATATCCATTGACACTGGTACTGGCCCACCATCAAGACCCTTCCTAAAAACAAGACCGCCAGCATTGTCTACCATAAATGCAGTGCGTCCATCCGCACCCATAATCCAGCCATAGCCACTTTTCACGTTTTCGTAATAAACTGTCTTAAGCATACCAAATTCACGGTCTTCTTCTGAGTAAGTATTGTTCTCAAAAAATATGTCCTTCTCAAACAAGTTACGCGCTTCGTTTGAAAGCGCGGCAGAGATTGATTTAATTATCTGGGGATTCTCATACTGCTTCGGCAATCTCAGGCTAGTCTGAGGATTAGGAAACGACTCAATGTATGTATATCTTTCGTTAATAACTTGTGCCGCCGCGTCAACATACGACTTCATTTCTTCATCAGATATAGAAACCCCGTCTGGCCCTGTAAGCTGCAAGCCATCTTCCTGTATCAAGAACAGCGCAAATTCCTGTATCATCTTGATGTGGTCTTGCCGCACTTTGTTTTGCGATGATGTATCGGTTGCAGCTCCGATAATAGAGTTGTCAGAGAAGTCTGCGTAAGACCCACCAGATAAAGATTTGAGATGTGACTTAACTATTTCGTTGTTCCTTACAAAACCGCCAAGTTGCTGATACTTTGCGGCTGGCCTTGTAATGGTTATAGACTCAGGCCTGGCTGACTGTAACAGCTTTGACGCTAAAGGACTGTCAGGCTTGTTACCCACATAGTTTATAGCCAAGCTCAAGCCAGATGCGTTAAGCTGCTTCATAATAAAGGAAGCTGTTTCGCCTGTGCCAGCCGCCGCCGACAAGATTTCTGTTATTTCCGCTGGTGTTTCAGACTGAGCTATTTGACCAGATATTTCCTGAACCTCTGTGCCTGTTAAAAGAGATATGTTTTCATCAGCAATCCCCATCTGGCGTTGCTTTTCTAATATCTGCTTTCTGGTTGGGGGAGTATTATGTATCTCTTGAAAAGCCCTGATGACATAACTTGCTGGGTCTTTTTGTATGCTTTCCCTCCGAATAGCCATAGCATCAGTTGTGGCTTTGAGATTAGCCTCTGCACGAATTGGGTCTGTTGCGGCTAACTGTTTAGCTACCTCTGACTGAAATTTCATCTTGTCCTCAATCTGCGCTGGGCTATCAAACGCAACACTTCTTGAAAAGCTGTATGCCCCCGTTGCGGCCTCAAGACTGATTTCAGCTTCGTTTGCGGCGCTTTCATCCCCAGCAAGTCTTAGGCCATTTACAGCCTTTTGACCAAAGCCCTGGTCATCACCAGTTAAAATTATCGCAGAAGTAGCAGCTTTCAAATCATCGGCAGCTTGACTTTTTACGTCTGTTCTTAGGTAACGTAAGTGTGATTCAATGTCTGATACGGCTTTTTCTTGCTGAGTAGAACTATAAGTAGAATACTTGCCCTGTCCAGTTTGAGCATCTTTTAACATCGACTCAAAATACTCAATACCTCGAACTGGATTTCCTTGTTCATCTACAGATGTGTTTGCGGTGTCTGCTAAAAAGTCCTTCCTATCTATTTCATAACCAATAGATTGCATATTGTAGGATATTTTTAAACCCTGCTGCTTGGATGTTTCGATAAGAGCGCCTATGTCTCCCATCACCTCTTCGCGCATAGTTTTGTCAGAAGCATCCGATATAAGAGCCGCAATGCCCTGGTTCATTATAGCCGTGCGCTCAGTTTGCTGCTTGTCAAAGACCCTGCCACGACCAACAGAAACCTTCCTGTCTATCATCCTGCCAATCTTAGATGAAATCTCTGCTTTCTGACTCTTCGTTAAGTCAGCTCGCCCATTTATGTCATCAAGAGCTTTGCGGCGAAACTCGCCAGACTCAATCTCAAAACCCCTCACTGTCCTGCTTGCTGGGTTAATCGCCATCTCATCTGCTTGCGCCCCATATTGCGTAAGGGCTTCATTGTAAACTCGGTCAGTTTCCGCCCTCTTTTCAGCCATGCCAAACTGAAACGCAATGTCTGAAACAGTGCCGCCCAAAGAAGCCAATGCTTTGCCAGGAGCAGTGAACGCCCCAACATCAGCCCTACGAGATAACTGCCCAGCTTGTAGCCTTACCGCCGAACCTTGACCCTGATTGTATAATGGTATTCTTGGCATATCTTTAACCTAATAGTGTAGCGCCTTGAGAAACGCCCTGTAGCAACTGTTGGTAGGACTGTGTTTTTAAAGCAGAAGCCCTAGCCGCGCCCTCTGCCCTTGCCAAAGTAGCATCGGCCTCCGCTTTGGTTTTTGCTATGTCACTAGCATATTGAATTTTTAAAGCATCTTGCTCTGTTTTAAAATATGTATCAGCTAAAGCCTGTAAAGGACTGCCCGACATTTGCACTCCAGAAGCCGCTGTTGCTACCCTCTGAGTAGCCGCCAATCTGTCCGACTGCTGGCGTAAGTTTTTTTCTTCTTCAACCTTTTGCCGCTGCTCAAGAATAAGCTCGTTCTCACGAACCTTGGCATTGTACTCAGCTACAGCTCTTGCGTTTTTTGCCGCTGCTTGATTGCCCTTGAAGCCCATGACGCCACCGCCTACAGAAGCGGCAGCAGCAGCCATTGTTAATGGTTCCATTACGCAAACCTCGCTACTCTGCGGTAATCGCTACCGTCTGGCCCATATCTTTTCATCAGACCTTCATCCTCAAAACCTAACCAGCTCGCAAAACGTAAAGCTCTCTCATCACTTGCCGAAACGCTGGCCTGTATTCTCCACAACTTGTTATCTGCCATTATACCTTCAAATAGCCTATCTGTATATCTAGCAACAGTTTTAGGTACGCTATAGCCGTGCTTAGACATAACTATCCAACCTTCTGCTACCCCGCCCCATAATATATGCACCCCTGCCGCAGCCATGATTAAGTCTTCTTTAAATAAGCTATAGCCCTTTATTGCCTCATGGTTATTAAACATAGCGCGCGCTTCAGGCGGAAACTCATAGTCTGTTTCTATAAAATGAATATGCTCCTCATCAAAAGGCACTAAATTATACATCAAATGTATTAGACCTCCGCATCACCGCAATTATTGTCATAGGCAATGGCTGGTTCTGCCTTACAACAACCCTTGCATCATTTTCATAACCAGACGGGAAGAATATTTCTTTGTCTCCAGAGAATAACGGCACGGGCTGGTTCATAGACATACTAGAGTCGCGGAATGGAATCCTGTCTAGGTTTGCTGTATCTGGGCCTACCTCCGCACCCACGCTATCAATAAAACGCACAGTGATGCCGTGAATGCGCTTTATCTTGCCTTGCGCAACACCGTCATCCGCACCAGCCTCCATACGAAGCGTCTCTACCAATGACGTATACGCATAACCTACATGAACCTTAGATGCGCTTCTCTCTAGCGTTATAGAGCCGCCAGACACCGTTTTGTTGGGGTGAGTAGACCCATCAGCTAAAATAGCCACTTCTTCGCCTTCTAAGTGATTTAATCCAGTGATTGTAGTGGTGGCGCTGCCATTATATGTTAAGCCACTATCTACAAAGAAAGCATCTGTTACATCTGTGCCAAAGTTCAATGGCTTAATAAATTCTATATGCCTTACAGTAGAGCCATCAATGGTGCGCTTTACAGATAGATAAACTTGGTCTTCTGCACCAGATGGAATTGCAGTAATACTCTCCACCTCTCCGTCACCACCTATAATATGGTCGTGCCAACCAATCGCAGCGTTTGCTCTGTCATAGGTAAGGCCAACAAGCCTGCCATCTGAATGCACAAACCATATAATAAGCTCTGGCTCTTGCTGCCAAACCATGTCATTTAATCCACCACGCGGGATATGGTCTGCCAAAATACTTAGGTCAACACCAAGCAAGCCGTCTGTATCCAAGTCAAACGTAATCTCTTTTACCTTTTCCTGACCCTTCTGGATAATGATAGTAGAGTTTCCAGCTCTAAGAGGCCTTATTTGAGATGTGCCAAATGTTGTTTCTCGCAACACGTTTAGGTTAGTTGGGGTAACTGGTGAAGCCCCCGTGCCACCAGATAAAGTAAACTCAGCGCTAGTTGTTAAAATTTGCAAAAAACGAGCTGGCAATAGATGCTTAATTACGTTCACCTGGTCGGATGCGATTGTTATATTTATTGCATCATCATCTTCTGTTCCAGGCGTGTGATTTTCAAAGTCAGCACTCACCGAACCAAAGATTGTCTGTGGTCTGCCTGTTGTGCCAGCAAAGTAAAGTCTTTGCTCGTAAAAAGCCACCGCCTTGGGAAATCCTTGGTCGCCACCGAACGCACCTAATGACCAGCGTGTAGTGGCGTTTCCAGAACCAACAGTGTTGTGGGGCAGAACAGATATTCCTTTGTCATCCTCTTTGACAGTCGCCGTTACTTCAGTAGAACTGGTAAATGCTGTTATTTCTACATGACCAGTATCATCGTGACGATACTCCCAATCAATACTGCCGTATGTTTCTGTGCCACTTAAATGAACAGGCGGCGTATTACCTGATATTTGCGTAGAACCCGTAACTTGCTTATAAACATGACCATTGAATCTAACAAATTCATTGCTAGAATAGCTGGTGCTGGATTGCCATTCATCATACTCAACTTCTAAAACTTCCCTGAAACGTATTAATCTGCCTACATCCGCGCTAGTAAATAAAGCCGCGGAAGCAGTAATCGTTACGCTACCTGTATCAGCAGAAGCATACAATGTTGTAGCCGTATCATTCTCATCCAAATATGGCCCATCAACAAAGTCGATTTCAGTCAGCGTAAAGCTGGTTGCAGTTGTGCGAGTCAGCTTAGCTGGTGCATGGTCTTTGTGTGCAAGATATAACACATCAGCAGACTGAGCATGGTTAATCTCAAATATGTCAGTCACGCTGTAAGTCGTTGTAACTTCTACTATTTTTCCTACAGTGCCGCCAGATGTGTACGTTGTGTAGCCGCTGCTATCAATACCACTAAGCTCAAATGTGTTTGTTGTAGCCCCAGCAACAGTAAACTCAAGGTTATTTACCTCGCTCATGCCGCCTACATTCTTGATGAACACTCTGTCACCATTAGACAGTCCGTGGGATGCAGCGGTTACAACAGCGGGGTTTGCCGATGTTATGGCTGTGATGCTGGTCGTTGCCTCAGTAAGTATTCCACCATCCTTGTAGAACCTAATGTAATTTTCCCCAAACTCCAAAACATACGCTTGCTCATCACTAAATTCAAAGTTAATTAGGCGCGCTTTGCTGTTTTCTTTGGTTCTTCCAGCAAAGAAAGTGCCTGGGCGCCGTGTTGTGCCACCCGAAGGAAACACCACCATGTTCTGCAACGTCTGAGCAGCTTCGTTGTATTTCTGTAAATCAATACGGCCCTCAAGCCTAGGCGATAATTCACCAGCCTTAAAGTTGGTTATGATGCTCGAAACTCTTGCCATAACTAGAGCCTTATATTCGTAAAGTCTTCAGTGATAATTCTGTCTGGCTTGCCTTCGATTGCATCCATAGAACGCGCTTCGCTCAAGCGTTGTTGGTATAGCTGGAATATTTGTTGTGATACTGTTGTGCTTCCTGTAATAGCGTAAGCTGTTTCTGAAGCTAGCTTGTACGCAATGGTACTAGACAACAATGGGTCATACTGCTCTGTGTCAGTAATTCTTCCAATATAAATAATACGGCAAGTACCCTCGTCCGTTAGAACCTTGCGACCCTCAATCTTAAACATCGACTGCACATCATAAGGTGATATTTCATTATCTACATTTGAGGTGTGCAAAGATATTACACGCAAGCAATAAGGCTCTGTTGGCAGTGTAAACTGATTTGCAAAGCCAAAGGCAGGGCTAGTGCTGTCTTTAGCAAGCTGTTTTCGTACAATAGCTACGTTCCAGTTATGCGCTCGTAAAACAGCGTCACGCACCGTTTCAAAGCGTCTATTACATAAACGAGCCTCTTTTGAATTTTCAGTTAAGGACGTGATAGTTGCCGCGCCTAGCAAGTCCATAGCTTCATTACATATATCAACAACGGAAGGCATTACTTCACTAACCTTTCAAGCTTTATTAACGCGCCTTGGCTTACGTTGCTGTCACCACCAGAGATAGTCTTGCCCTTCTCTTGCGCTTCTTCAACCAGCTCTTTCAAGCGTTTTGTTGGTAGTATTATAACAATACCATCATTCAATATAAACGCCCAATGGTCAGCCTCAGTTGTAGCTATACCAGAGGGCTTCCCTCTACAAAAAAACTCCACAAACACTCTACCCGTCTGTGAAGCCTTGAAATCTCTTTTGACCTCTAAGGTCTTCGATTGTAACAAATCAGCCAACCACTTCTCTTCTAGCTGACCTACCTTTAAATCATAGCGGAAATCGCTATTAAACTGCATACCTAAACCTTCCCCCCGCAGGGAAGGAGGGGCAACTTGCGCCGCCCCACCTTTAGTTTGCTTAGTTTACAGCGTACTCAATAATGAACGCCATGTCGCCAGCAGTACCACCAGTTGCATTAAATGTAACTGCGATGTAGTACATACCTTCTGATGCGTCTGAATCGCCAGCCATCTCAAACAGCTTTTGTCCTGCTGTATTTAGGTTAGCTTCTTCAAAACGAACATCAGCAATGGCTGCTGCATCCGCTACTGTTGTTGCAAAGAAGTCTTCGTCCTTTACAACACCAGCAGTTGTGTAGATACCAACATTGAAAGTACAAGTGCCGCCCAGATTGTCAGAACCAATGCGTAGTGCAGAGATTGTGGCATTTGCTGGAATTGGCGCAAGCATTACAATGTCGTCATCTGTTGAGTCGCCAGCCGCTAGAGCTATGTTGCCAGAAGCAACACGCAGAACACCACCAAGATTGGCAGCATCGTTAGCGACTTGAGGAGTAGCTTCAAAGTTAGCTACAAGTGTTGAGTTTTTCGTAGTCATAACTTACTCCCTTATACGCTCTCGTCACAGACAATCTGTACGACTTTTTCTTCTTCCATGCGGGTAGCACCGATGCTCATGCAATAGTACACCTGAGTCGCATAGCCTTTGTCGCTACGCTCATCAATGCGCGCCATGATGTCTTTACCAACACCAAGAGCAAGACCATCTTCTGCCCACGCGAAACAAGTACGGTCATTACCAGACTTCGCTAGACGATTGGTTACGATGAATTTAAAGCCTAGGAAGGTGTCAATGTCACCCTGTACTAGAGCCTTAACTGTGTTGAAGTCAGATGAAGTTACTGTTGTGTTGTTCAACAAAGACTCAATCTGATTTGGGCCAACAGCAATGTAACGTGGAATTGATGGGTCAACGTCAGCCAAGTCCAAAACCTTCTTAGCTTCAATTAACTTCGCCAATGTTAGGTCAGCACCACCAGCAGCAATCTGCTGTCCAGCAGGAAGAGCTGTAGATGTTGAACCTGTCTCACCAGTGAAAGCTGTGCCAGTAGCGGCAGCAATCAACTCGTCATCCATTGCACGACCCATAGCAGCAGCAGATGCTTGTGCATAAGCAGATGTTGGGTCAATCAACATACGAACCTTATCTTGGTCGTCAATAAGGTCAGCATATTCATAGTCCACAAGTGAAACTCTACGTCTTGCGTGTGGAGTATCTAGCTGTGGGGTGTCGGCATGGCGGCTAGTACGCTTTTGCGCAGTAGCAGAACCTACCTGGTCAAAAAACGCATTCTTTCCAACCATATTCTCAACGCGAACCGCATCACGCAGACGAGAACCCATCTGCTGTGAAAGCATCTGCACGTTTGCAGAATACTGCTGGACGAATGCTGTGGTTACTTGAGTAGACATTTTTTAATCCTTTCGTCTAATCAGTTAGCATTGTCTTCTGAGCTTGCGGTGTGCTACCCTTTCGGACACCCCTAGACTTTTGAGCCTTCGTAGGGCTATCGTCTATCCGATTGTCTTCAGGACGGCATTCACAAAGTTTGCCGCTACCCTGCATAACGAACTGGTAGTATTTTTCTGCCAGCTCGTCAGGTTCTTTTAAGTCTCTTGCGCTACCAAACTCAACAGCGAGTCGTAAGCACTCAAGCCTAATATCTGTCGGAGACAGCTCATCCATGAAGCTGCTCCATTAACTGTTGCATATTTGACACAGCATTCGCATGACCTGGGTTTCTCTTATCCCAATATGCGTGTGTTTTGTCTCCCATAATGGCGTCAATCTCTGCTCTTGCATTCGCTGGCGTCATTACATTTGACTGTGATATTTCCGCAACAGTATCTTCGCTAGTGACAGTTTGCCTAAATTCTGCAATTTTTGCAAATGCTTTAATAAATTCAGCATTGTCGCCTAACCTAGAGCCATCCGCTAATTGCAAGCTAAACATCTCTGGGTCAGCAAATTCTTGCGCAACCTTCGCAGCAGACTCTACTTTTTGTTCGTAAGCCCTTCCCCATTCTTGCCGCAAGGCAGCTTCCGTATTTTCTCTAGCTTCCTCTGTTACACCAGACTCAGCACTAATAGACTGCTCTACAGAACTTCTGTAATAATCCATAATGCCTTCCGCTTGCTGCGGTGTAAGCCTTAGTTTGTGAGAGATGTCAGCAAAATTAGCAGCCACATCTTCTGTCACAATCGTTCCGTCAGTTTTAATCCCATACCCTTCAGGGGATTCTGGTCTGCCTAATCGGTCATAGATACGGTCAAGGTCTTCGTCAGTAGGATTTACTGGCATCGGTATCTTGTCTGAGCCGATAAGTCTTTGTGCGTTTACATAAGAACGCGCTAAGTTTTCTACGTCCTTAATTGGCGATAGACTTGGATGTTCTCTCAAGTCGGTTGGTATCATCTCCAAAAACTCGTTACCAGACCCACCAGACGCAACCTCTGCTGGTGTTTCCATCAGCGGTGCTTCAGGCTGGGCTACCTGTTCAATGTTTTCTTCTGACATTATTACTCCTGCATCATGTTATAAATATGAAGGATAACTGCCCGTTTCCCTTCCTCGAAAGCTGTAGCATTGGCATCGCCAGCTACATAACTTGAAGTACGCCAATTACTGCGTGACTCCAAATCTGTAAGGACTTTTGCCCCACTGTCACTATTGAAAGTCTGGCGATACATATCGCGCATTTGCTCTATTTCTTTCATTACATAGATACCATTCTAGAGGCTTGAGCTACTTGAGCTGCATCCTGAACATCCTGAGATGTTTGCTGACGCTCCATCATTTCCTGCTCTTGCGCAGCTCTTTGCTCACGCAGCTCGTTTACCTCTCTCTGAGTTTTAAGGGTGGTCTTAGGAACGCCAAGTGACTCTGTGATATGGCGCACAAGTCCATCTGGGTCGATATGGTCAGCAACAGGCAACGCTTGCGCCAATGGCATAAGAACCTCTAAAGCCT